GCTAGTACGGGCGTATCACCATCGGGCAGGTGGAGGATGTGCTCGGGTAGTGGTGATGCGCGGAAGGTGTAGGGGATGCTGTAGTGATCAAGGAAGGCATCAAACTTCCTGATCCAGATGTCCCGCAGCATGGGCCCAGTGGGCTCCAGCACGCAGCCGATAAAGCCCTGGTTCAGCACCGCAAGCTGAAACGCCTTGGCACAGGCTCCCAGGGTCTTCCCTGCCCCGTAGCCAGCGGCAACGCCGATCTCACGGGTGGTGGTGTCGTCAAACAGCTCAACCTGCCCACCATGGAGGTCGTCACGGATGCGGGCGAGGGTGGCGGGGATGTTAAGCCGCATGTGTGCCGCTGCGGTGCGCTCCAGCTCCAGCACGGCGAGGCGCGAGGAGGGGTCAGGGGCGCGGATGGGAGTCATGTGGCCACTGCCTCCAGCAAGCTGCGCTGTTCACTGCCGATGCACGCGGGCGATAGCCACAGCCGCTCCCGGCGGCCGTTCAGCCCGTTGGTGCTGTAGCCAGCCCCTCGGCCTGCCTTGCCCTCGGTGACGGTCCACCCGTGAGCCAGCAGGGCATCGTGCTCGGTGGCGTAGCCGCAGAGGATCACGCGCAGCTCACGCGGCGCCGTGGCGCACCATTCGCGCACAGCCAGGCCCACATCGGCATCCACGTGGGCGTAGAGGTCGCCTGAGGTGGCATAGGGCGGATCTAGGAAGATCGCCCGCGTGCCATCGCCGCCGGTGCCGCTGCGGGTGACCGATGGCTTTACCACCCGCTTCCACGATCCGCAGGTGATGCGGACCCGGCGGAGACGATCAGCGAGCTGCCCCATGTACGCCTCAAGCTGGCCCCTCCCTGCATCCCCAAGGTGCGGCAGCTCACGGTTCACGCCCCTCCCTGCATCCCCAAGGTGCGGCAGCTTGCGGAGATGGCCATCCACCACCCGCCACGGACCAGGGCCAAACGGATCGCCGATACCGCAGGCCACCACATAGAGCCACCACCCAGCCGCCTTGGCGTCGTGCGCCTCGGGGTCACCCTCAAGCCATGCCACCAAGTCGGGTGTGCGGCGCTGCTGCAGCCAGGCCAGCCGAGCGTGATAGTCGATCTCAGCCACGGGCCCCCATGCGTGCCGGGCCACCTCAGCAGGACTGAGCTGAATGGCACGCCAGGTGTTCACCAGCCAGCCGTCCGCATCGTTCAGGGTCTCAACCCGGCGGCCGGTGAATGCGGGCCGGGCTAACAGCACTGCAGCCGACCCGGCAAACGGCTCGACATAGCCAGCGGGATCGCCGAGGGCTTGCCAGATGCGGGCAGCGGCGCGTCGTTTGCCGCCAAAGTAAGGGAAGGGGGCGGCGAGCGTCATCCCACCGGCCCCACGCGATACACCGCCCAATAGGCGCCCGGCCCTGGGTGGTCCGTAACGTCAATCAACTGGTGCTCACGTAATGCCGCAATCCGCCTGCTCACGGTGGACTGCGAACACTGCCACCGGGTCATCATCTCGGCAGTGGTGATCTCCGGGACAACGCCTGCCCGGATGCGCATATCCAGCCATTCGGCCAGCTCAAGGCAATCCAGTAGGGTGCTTTCACTCACATAGGGGCGGCGTGCCAGCAGGGTGCGGACTAGATCGGTCACGGTTCCCCCTCATCAGCAGGAGGCGTCCCGAGGCCACGGGCCTGGATCTGCAGCAGCACCCGCCGCTCATCATCTGGCGCCAGGCCAGCAGAGGCAAGGGCATCCATCACGGTGGCGACGGTCTTGCGCTCTACGCGGCGATCGGCGGCAGCGTCGGAGAAGTCGTCGCGGAAAAATGGGTGATGCGTCAGGAACCAGGTGGCAGCGGCGGTCCCCCCTTGATTCGCGGCGTGGTTCTTCAGGCTTTGGAGATAGTTTTTTCCGGTTACAAGCCATCCCTCATGGATGGACCGGAAAAATTCTGCTTTGAGATCGTTCTCGGGAACCTCCCTGCCTTGCTTCATCCAATAGGTGACCGTGCTTTCGTCAACGCCAAGCCCCAGCGCGATCTTGCCAAGAGTGAAGCCTGCCGCCGCCAGCTCGCCAGCCTTTTCCACCACCTCAGGCGTGAGCTTGCTTGGGCGGCCAGCAGGCACGGGTAACGCGGCGTTGCGGTCGCGCATAGTCTAAGCCATAATTGCCGTTTGGGAACCGCAACGGCTAACCACGCGATGAAGTGACCGTCACATCCCCGTTGTATCTTCCAACGTCGGCATAGGACGCCAGTGGGGTGGAGTCCATGCGCATGAACTTCATCTGCCCGATCCTGAGGCCTGGGTAGATGCCAACCCAGTGGAGCTGGCGAACGTTTTTCAGTTCTAGGGTGAGGCGTGATCCGTTCCAGCCGGGGTCGCACCATCCGGCTAGCAGGTGCTGCAGACCCTCGCGGGCGCGGGAGGACTTGAGGACAAACTGAGCGGCGATGCACTTAGGCAGGTTGAAGATGGGCTCCCCCTCTGCAAGCAGGAACTGCCCAGGCACCATGCGGTAGGGGTCGTCGGCTGTGTGGTGAGCCATGCAGTAGGGCACAAGGCCAGGCCCCTCGCTGGACTCAATCAGGATGTTCGAGCCCAGCCGCAGGTCCAGGCTTGCAGGGTTGACAAGGGCGGGGTCAAAGGGGGCGACCATGCCGGCTTCGCATAGGGCACGGATCTGGAAGTCAGCGAGGATCATCGGGGTTCGTAGATGGTGCGGGCTTGGTGCTGGGCGATCTGGCGAAGGTCCGTCCAAAACGGTGCTTCGTGGTCTGGGGGCAGGATCAGTGCCTCGGGGGCGCCGGAGGTGTTGCGCACCTTAAGGATGCGGAGGCCCCAGCCGGGTCGCTTGGAGGTGGTCATAGCGTGCGGTCTGGCTCGGTAAGAACTTCCCACCCGTGAGAGCGAACGCCTAAAGGATGGTTCTTGAGTGATCGCCCGTGCCAGCGGATCCGCCCAGATTTGCGCATGGCTTGCATCCGTGCGTCAACGGTCCGCCACTTGCCGCCAGCCAGATCAATCAGTGCTTGGTTGTTGGTTGCATGGCCGCAGGAGGACCGCAGAAAAGTGCAGATGGCGTCGTCGAGGATGGTGTGGTCAATCATGTGCCCCCTCCTGCACGGTTTGCACGGTTCCCTCTAGCTCGGCAGCCATCCGATTCAGCAGCTCGGGGCGCACTGCGCCGAATGACTCGGGATCGCCGTGGGCGGCTGCCAGGTGGCGGAGAACGGCGGCAATAGCCCTTCGGTGGTGACTGGTGGGGCGGAACGCATCCAGAACCCCCTGCGCGTCGAGGCTAAGGGGCCTAGCCTCAGTAGCGACGGAGGCCGGTTCCCTGCTCTCGGGCACAGCCGGTCCATCGGTCTTCCAGGGCAGCCCTGACTGCGGCGCCGGGATCGGCCGCCAGGGGCCGTTCTGGTGGTCGGCGCCCTGCCATTCGTTGTCCCGCTGGCGGATGTAGCGGGGGAGGTCGGGGAGGCATTCAGTCATTGGATTCCTCAAGGGGTGGGGTGAGGGTGCTCATCGGGTGTAAGCGCAAGGTGCCCAGTAGCCGGGGAGAGATCCAGATCGGGCTGGGATCCATACCCAGCGAGGCAACTGGATTGGTGTTGCCGCTGCTGTGGCTTGGTAGGTGTTTTGCTGGCTCACGCCTCCCCCTCCCCGGGCTGGGGCATCGGGATGGCGTGGGCGGGGAGCCAGTGGCTGTGGTAAGGCTTCATGTGGCCCCTCCAGATCAGAGTCCAATTCGGGAATGGTGTAGCCGACCGTGGCGTGAAGGCCCAACACCTCCCCTCCGCATCGCAATCCCCTCCCCCCGGCAGCCGCTCACTCACCGCCACCGGCACCACCACCGGGGCGGGGGCGGCAAGCTGCTGGAGCAGGGTGGCAATGCGAAGAAATCGTTTTGCCCATTGCGTTTGCGCGGCTGGGTGAATGGCGACCTGGCTCCTCATCCACGCCACCAACCCCTCCACCTCCCCCACCTCCGGCGCTGGCGGGATGGGCTCCACGCAAGAGCAAGCCCCAGGAGCTGGGCAGCCCCGTGGCTCGATCGCAACTGGCTGGCCTGGAGGATGATCCCGCAGCCAAGCGGCGGCTTGCTCGGCTAACTGCCGCACCTGGGCAACGGTCTGCTGTCCGATGCAGTCACCCAACCGGGTCACTTTCTCCAGCAGGGGGCGGGCGGCAAGGGACTCGGCGAGCGTCTCCGGCTCCGGCGCTGGCGGGGCGGCGGGGCAGCCCCAGCGGGCGAAGGCTCGCAGCACGATTCCGGTCAGTTCATCCCTTGATGCACCGTGCCAAAGGGGCAGGCTGTTGATCCATTCGGCAACATCTCGCTCACTCGGCACCTCCCCCGCCGGCTCAGCCGGCTCAGCCGCCAGGGCGGCGCGGGCCTGCCGCCCCAGCTCGTCAAACTCTGCCTGATCCTGTGGCCTTGCCCATTCAGGGAGGGCCAACAGGCCCCACCATGACGACATAGCAGCACACAAGGCGCGAAAGTCACTGTTCACTTTGCTGCCTCCATGGAAAATCGGGTTTGCTGTTGCTCGACACGATGGGCCCAGCTCCACGGGTTGCGGCCGGCATCAATGCCAGCATTAAACACATCGCAGAGCAGTGAATAAATCTCAATCTTCTCTGTAATGTTTAAGTCTAGGTCTAGCTTGCGGGTTTCCACTTGACGATCAAACCACGGCTCAAAGACCGCAAAGTCTCGCCAGTGTTCGTCCACTGCATCACCCTTCCCCCATGGGCTCACCGGCCAACTGTGCTGCTCTGGCCAGGCCTCATCCCAGCCGCAACGGCCAGGGCTCAGTTCGGTGTCGAACTGGCCGCAGCGCAGGAAGATCCCGCCGCGATCGGAGTTCTCCCACCAAAACCGGCCGATTCGGCCGCCGTAGCAGTTGATTTCAATCATGTCGGCCTCCTGAGATCAGCAAGGGCACGGGTGAGATCCATAGATGCGCGGCGGGTGGCGCCTGAAGTTTTGCTGCCGGTGTAGTAGCTGTTGGCGGAATCGGATTGGAGCTCTCTTGCTAGATCCAGGAAGCGCTCAGCTTCGTTTATGGCAGTTTGTAATGTTCGGGCGAAGCGCTCAGCTTCGTTTATGGCAGTTTGTAACGTTCGGGTGGTCATTGGTCGGTCTCCGTAGTTGTGGTGGTTTCAAGCTCGCCAACCGGCCTGCCCCGCAGCCAGGCTTCAACCTCGGCCAGCACGGCTGGCGGGACCAGCCGGCTGCCGATCGGGTGCCAGCGGGTTCGATCCCAGGCCTCCAGCGTGGGCATCCACGCTGCGCATTGGTCCAACATCTTTCCGTTCTTGCCCCAGCGGGTGAAGTAGACCAGCCACCGCCCGCCCCGGCCAGGGTTGGCCTTGGCGTGGATTGCCAGGCAACCGGTGCCGGCGGTGCCGGTGTAGAGGGTGTGGGTGGTCATTGGTCGGTCTCCTGCTCCAGGCTGAGCGCGGCGTGATAGCAGTCTTTCTTTCTGGGGCGCAATTCCCGCAACCACGCCGCCACCTCGCGGATTGCGGCGTGGCCATCACCGCCGGCGCGGGCTTCCACCCTTTCCACCAGCCCCCCGGCAGGCGCGGCCGGCGGGGTGGGCTGGGCAGCTGGGGGCTGGGCGGCGACGTGCTGGCGGTCGAGGTTGTAGACGGCGCGGAGGGCAGCGGCAGCCGCGCAATCAATGCCGTGGCCAGCTTTAAGGGCATCTTCGACCGCCTGCGCATAGCAGCGCACCAGCCCATTATCCGTGGCCACCGGGGCAGCCTCGGGGGTGGGCTGCTGCTGCGCAGCCTCCAGCGCCTCCAGGCGCCCCAGCACATGCAACAGCGCCTGGGCAGTAACGGCGCCTTCAAATTTGGCGGTCTGGCGCA